AAACTCCTAGCACTATAGGTTGTTGCGCCAACTCTCCATCTCTAAAGAATCCATGCACCCATGTACCATTAACTAAAAAGGTAGGCGACTGACCCAGGCCACTTATGCCACCAGCAGTCGTAGGTAAAGCGCATTGTGCCCACGGTAAGTCTGCCGTCGGTAATGTCTGAATACTCTCTGAATGATATCCTAAACAACGCACACGCACACGGCCAACCTTATGCGGGTCTTGGCGGTCTTCGACTATTCCTGTAAAATGTATATACTTGCTCATAATTTCTTCCGATACTTGTACCTTTTAGATAACACTAGATTATATTATTCTTTCTATTTATTCTAAACCTACGCAACTGGCACGCTAGTGTCATATCTTTGATTAGTTTTGTATAGATAGCGATTTGTATGGTCATTCTTTCTACTACGCCGACTTTATGATTGAGACCGTCAAATGCGTATGTACCTTTGTAAAACCTGTGTAGATGTACTTTATACAAAGCATCCTCGTAGGTATTGCGTATGGTTTCTAATGTGTTGCGTAAAGGGTTGTTTAATTGTTTCATATCTCTCTTTATTGGTGTTTTGTTCTCATTCTGTTCTCATTGGTTCTGGTCTGATTGTCAGCATATAGAGTGGAGAGTGCTTTGAGATTGCCTATAGTATGCCCTTTAGAGGGTTGGAGGGGCGTTCTCCGGGGCGATTCTCTGTGTATCTCTCTAGTTATCATAGTTTAAAGATTCCAAAGATACCTTCATCTACTTTCTCTTGTTCAAACACTTTGCCTTTATCAGTATTGCCTTCTTCTACTTTAATTGTTTCATCATAGTATGGCGTTCTTACACTATCTTTCATTGCTTCAATCGTCATTGAGTGGTAACTTCTACCAGGTAGTACCTTATGTGTTATTCTACTAACTAGATATCTGCCACTTAATGCTTCATCTTGGTCTTTTTCACCAACACTTATACTTTCATATCTTGGTATCTCTAGTCCTATCATTTCTCCTACTGATAATCCTGTGTAACCAGGTACTTCTAGTCGGACTTTAAATGATTCTAATGCTACTTCTTGTGCTATTCGTTTTAGCATTGAGTTTTCTGGTGCAACACTTTCATATCCATCATATTGCATAGTGGTTTCACTTGAATTAAAAAATGTTCCATCAGCATATGCACTTAATGGTAAGTTATCTCTATATGGATAAGTAGGTAATATCTTCTTATCGCTTTGTCTCATACCACTACCATCATGTTCAGTATGATGGTGTTTACTATATTCTTTTGAGTAATCAAAGTCGGAGTTGCTAAATGTTTTATTGTACAAGTCTGTCTTTAATACTCTACTTGCAACACCACCCATACCTAATAGTTTCATAAGATTAAATTGTTCTATGACTTCGTATGATTGTAGCGTCTGCATTTCGTGGGTAACATCACGGTTACCTCTGTTTCTTGTTGTACCTGCCATAGTAGGTTTAAAGTAACCATTGTTTGGTCTTGTGCTATCCAATCCAACTGCCATCATGTTTTCATAACTACGACAATGAAATCCTTGTGCTGTCTCGTACCATTTAAATCCTGTGTTAAGAAATGTAGCAGACTCTGCTTGTGAACATAAGAAATCTATTGCCTTAAATGGTCTAAATCTTGGTACAACTAACTTACGACTATTCTTTGTTCCTTCAAGGAATATGCTTTTACTTGTTCCTAATTCAGACAATGCAATTGATGATATCATATCAGATATGGCACCAGCAAATGGTCTCTCTACCTTAACGGTTTGATTTGTAATTTGTTCTTTACTACAGAAGTATAGTACATAGAATTGTGACCTAGGATTATGTGGTGACTTACTACCTATCTTGTAGATGACCATAGGATGCTTTTCAAAGTCGAAATAACGACTTGAACCTGGTGTACCTAGTTTAAATGTTAGTAGTTCATGGCCAGTTAATGGCATATGATTAGGAAGACCTGTACTATCTGTTATCACTAACTGACCAGACAAGTTCTTCTCGTTAATATCTTCGTAAATATTAATCTCTGCGACTAGACTTGTGATGTCCGTCTTCTTTGCTTTACTTGAACCATCAAAAGACTTTCTACTATGCACTACTATTTCAGATAGTGTATAGTCACCGGCCTTTTTCAAGTCATCGGTTTTTAATTTGCTGTACATTATTCACCTATCAGTTTATCAAACTCATCTAAAAATGTTGATAGATAACCTTGGTCTAACAACTTAATTTCGCTTATATCGTTTTGTATTCTTTGTTCGTACTCTCTATTTGATATGGATACAGCACCTGCGTCTGTACTCATACATTCTATGTGGACTTCTGTATCTCCACTTGTTTGTTTCTTTTCGTAATGATGTATTGCTTCACCATTGGCATACTTGTCTTTGATAAAGGTTTCAAACTCATTATAGTTCATAGGCCAATCATAGTATGCGTCTACTATATTATTTGTCAACAATATAATCCAGTGATATTCTGATTTACCAAAGTGATTAAATGCTACATCTTCTGGTCTTTCACCAGGTTGTACAAAGTATTTCTGATACAGCATAGCTGCGTCTAGTACTTTCTCTCGTACCTTTACTCTTTTAATTATGTTAGTTGCCAGTTTACTCTTCTGGTCACCTTTCATATCGTATAGTATAAGTGGAAAACTTGAAAAATACATTTATTAATACCCTTTAGCGATTGTCTCTTTAGTCATAATCTCTGTCTCTGCAAATGTACAAGTCATTGTTGTTGTAATAGGTGCAGCTCCTCTATCGTCTTCTCTAAATGTATGGAATGTTCCTTCTGTTGCATAGTCTACATCCATACCTGTCATTACACAACGAGAAATCTGTGGTATATAATCGTTTGTCTTACCACGATAGTAATAAGTTATTTGAAATTCAGATGGAGACAAAAATGCTGATTTAGTTTTATTACTAAATTCAGGTAACATATGAAATTTAAATAACTTGATAATTTTTTCTACATTTAACATTTCTTTTTTATTCTTTGGTGCAAATGTAAATGGAAAAGCAAACTCTCTGAATGGTACACTTCTAAAGACTTGTTCGTTAAATGGATTTAATGCTCTACCCATTGACTTGTCTATTGCACCTCTAACATCACCAACACCAGGTAACGCACTTGCGATACTGGTTACTGCCTCACCTAATACTCTCTCTATCATAGCACCACCACCGTCTACTAGTGCTTCTTTGAAAGACATATCTTTACCTGCTTCCATACTAGACGCCATAAGACCGGCAAGACCAGTTGCTAAGTTTTCGTAATTTGCTTTGTATGAGAATTTTGCAGCCTCAGCAGGTGTATATAAACACACCGTATCACTAATTCTTGTATGTGTATGTGAACCACCTTGGCCAATACCAGAAGACATTTCTCTTGCCTTTCTAGTTGTACTACCATAATAATCAGTTGCATAACCACCACCAGGTGCTGATCCTCCAGCTGCAGCTACTCTTGTTGCTTCTGCGTCATCATCTGCTGGTACTTCTACTTTTCTCTTCATACTACTACCATAAGATGTTTTTCTGTTTTCAATAATGTCAAATATGACATAGTGACCTTCGTCTAACATACCTGTTTCTTCTGGATAATATATCTGACCAAAACTAATTCTGGAACGGACTCTACCTTGCATTGCACCACCTTCACCTATCTCTAAAGGAGATTGATTTAGTATCTGTCGTGCTTTTGCTTTGGTTGCTTCTGTATTTTCAGCACCAGTAAACTGATTGCTGAAGTTATCTATCTGTGAGCTAATGTCACCAGCAAGACCATCAACAAAGCCTTTTACAGCATTTGTACCTGAATTGATACGGCCTTTGATTACAGAGCTAATTTTGTTCGTATATCCCATGTATAAATATCCTTATGAATTATACTAATATTTATACAGGAAGATGAAGTGGCTACAGCAAGTTATAAAGGCAGATACAAACCTCAAAACAAAGACAAATATCTAGGTAATATCGAAAAAGTTATCTATCGTTCTAATTGGGAGAGAAGATTTATGGTTTACTGCGACCGTAATGAAGGAATCACACATTGGGGTAGTGAAGAGATTGCTATTCCTTATCGTAATCCTGTGACCAAGAGAATACATAATTACTTTCCTGATTTCTTTATAGTTACCAAGAAAGGTAAGTATATAATTGAAATCAAACCTAAGGCCTTCACAAAGAAACCTAAACCTAGAGCTCGTAAGACTAGAGCATATATCAATGAGACATTAGCATATGTCA